TGCGGCACGCTCTTGACGGATGATGGCGACTTGCTCATCGCCTACGATCAGACGCGGATCCACGCCAAGCATGTCGGCGTACATATCCACGATCTCGTCAGCGTTGACCTTATCGAGCACTTCCGGCTTCATCTGTGCGACGCTGCCTACCGTGCCGAGTAGACGATCGACTGAGCCAACGCCAATGGCACGCTGTGCTTGCGCAAGTGTCGATACGAACTCGATGTTCAGATCCATGCCTTGCAGTTCTTTTGGCGCTGGTGGCGCAATGCCAGCTTCCAGCATCTGTGCAAAAGTGACTTCGATCATTGGTGAGAGCATCTCGTTGTGCAGACGCTCTAGCACTGGGCCAAGCATCAGCAGCTTTTCTTCGTGACGCTCTGCCACTTCCGTAGCGGTGATCCCGCTGCGGGTATCGTTGGCCATCATCAGGAACAGATCGGCGTAGAACGTACCGTTGATACGCTCGCGCACGTCTTGGATGTCCATCAGCAAGTGCTGCAGATTCAGATTGACTTGGAACTGCGTCTTGATCTCGCCGTTGGGTGAAGATGGATCAATCCACGCAACGCCGCCGGGCAAGCTGTCGTATTCAGAGTTCTTCATCGACAGTGGCATCTGCAGTGGTGGCTTTGTCTGATAGTCAATGCCTTGTGCTTTTCTCAACTGTTCGTGCTGCAGTTGACGGATGTCGCCCAGTGCTTCCATCGCAGGGCCGTTGCCGTAGATGTCACCGCCTGATACTGACCAGCGCGGTGCTAGTGCAGGGAATTCTTTGTAGCCAGACTCGGACAGCAGCTCATCGCCTTCGCCGGCAAGCTCAAAGTAGCAGGACTTGAACGGCATGTTCTTCGCATCGCGCTTGCCGTACTCACGGTCTTTCTCTTTGCGCGGCTCAATCGCGTGCATCACCGTGATCCACTGATCGAGATTGTTACGGTCGTACTGGTTCTTGACGTTCTTGCTCACGTTGTCCAAGCCGAACTGCTCGACTACTTGAGCGATCGTCATCGGCACTTCGCGGTAAATCGTGTTGACCTCGCCACGTGCAGACGATGCAATAGCATACTCACCGCAGGTCAGTGGGTAGTGACGGATGACGTCGTTGAAGTCTGGGCGGATGATCGTGACTGCAGTGCCAAAAGCGCCAAGCTCTTCGTATAGCATGTGCAGTGAGCGATAGGTGTTAGAGCGTGCATAGATCTCACGCATGATCTGGGCGCACTTGTTGAGCCACAGCTTGACTGGATCGTACTGCATCAGGTCAGGATCCGGTGTTGCCAGTCTGAACCATGGCCGTGCTGGTGATGTCATGCCAGCCATCATGCCTGCAGCCAGTACGCGCAGTGCTCGCGTGCCGGTTGAGTCATAGATGTTGTTGTGACGCTTATCCCCGCGGTTACGGTCAGACTCAAAGTAGCGCCCACTACGCGGCAGGATGTAGTCGCTGATCTCTCGATAGTGCGAGATCCAACTTGAGCGCTCATTCCATAGCGCCGTCTTGCGTTTTAGTAAGCGCTGTCTTTTGGTTTCGCTCATGTCAGTAGCGTGCCTTTCCTATTGCGTAGATTGATGTCATCCGCAGCCCTAGATCCTGCTGCTGCTGATGTAGGCGCACCGCCTAGTGTGCTGGTAGTACCTGACCCGCGAGTAGACAAGCGATCGCCTGCTGGTGCTTGCGCAGGGTTCTGTAGCTGCCTTGCGTAGCCTGCAGTAAATGGCTTGCCGTCTTCCCATAATGCTTGAATCTCAGCAAGCAGCCCGCCTTCGTCCGGCCTGAGATAGACGTTGTTTTGATCTGGCAGCTTGCCTGACGTAGAGCGCGAGGCGTTGTCCATATCCGCTTGAAAGCCGGATAGCTTCACCCATTCTGTTTTGGATGTCAGCTTGTTGTTTTCTACCCCGCCCCATCCGCCGAATCCGGCGCCATAAGGCGAATCGCGCAGCGTCCATTTATTGTAGTTGGGATTCTCTACAGCATAGGTCATCTGCGCAACCAGATTGCCCTTGCTGTCTAGCTTCATCCTGCCAATCCTGCCGCCTGCATCTCCGGCTATGCCAAGCTTTTGCATATCGACGCTGATGCCATTGAGCAGCACGCTTTCATTGCCTAGCTTGGCTGAGATCGTGCCGTCAGCGTTCACGCTGTAGCCGCTGTAATACTTCTTATTTGGCGTATAAGGCAAAGGATCTTTAGGCCGCATCCCACGATACTGAGCAATGGGATCATTTTGATTGCCCATGCTGCTAAAGTAGTTCTTTGATGGATCTTCTCTGCCACCCAATAGCGTTGCCATAACTAGCTGCCTAGCAAGGTGTTGCCACCGAGCGTCAATCCAGCCTCTTGCTCTGTTGGATCGTTGCCGGTCAGCATTGTGCCGCTGACGCCTTCCATGCCCGCTTGACGATTGCGACGTCTAGCCACTTCAGGCTCTGGTGCTTTTTGTGTAGCAGGCATTGGCGGGGGCGGCGGAGGCGGGGGTGGAGCCGGTGTCTTTTTGCCGCCGCCACCTGCTAGAGCAAGGCCACTGCCAAATAGTAGTGCAGCAGTCAGCACCAAACGAATGATTGTCTTCATGTTATTTCCCTCACATAGTGCATCATGTCTACTGCCCCGTCTGGCGTGCAGTGATAGCGCGGCAGCGTGCCAGTCAAAGTAAAACCGCACCCTTCTAGGATGCGACCGATTGCTTTGTGTTGCGTCCACACGACCACGCGCTGAAACGTTGTATTGTCTTTGGCATAGTCAATGGCTGCTTCCATAGTGCTACGAAAGTACAGGCCATTGCCCATGATGTGCGGCTCTACAACGTACTGGTTATGCACCACGCAGCGCATGATGACGTGCTCATTGCCCACTAGCACTTCTTCGCCAGCGTAGATCTGCGCTTCAATGTGCTTGATAGCATCGAGCTTGGTGTAGTCGCGCCTCAAGTCTGTAGGCACAATGTGCTTCCAGATGAAATCTTGCACCCATTGATCGCGGATATTGAGCAGTTCTGCCGTCATCATAGCCTTTCATACGGATTGTATTCCCCGCGTTTTTTGGTATCCGAACGGTAGTGCGGAACGATCGACTGCGGCATTGCATGAACAGGATGTGCAAAGGTCAGCGCCAGTGCATCGCCTAGATCGGGCGAAAATCCAATGCGCTCTTTGATGCGGTCTTTGGATTCCAACGCCATCTTGCCTGCAGCGTTAGCGTGCGTGTACGTTGGTGCAGTCAAATCCACCTTAAGATCTGCGCTGTTGGGTAGCGCACCGCCAGAGCGTATCCACTTGGCCATCTCGATCCACATCTCGCTGCGCTTGTTGACGTAGCGTGCATCACCAGCCTTGCCACCGAACTGAACCTCGATGACTGGATGACCCAGCTGGCGCAGCCGGTCAATGACCCCTGCACCGTAGCCACCACGAGCCATCGATGAAGATCGCATCAGGCTTCCAGTCTTCGATCTTGCTTGCCACAGCACCGGCCATGGCCATGCTGTCTAGGTTCTTGAACACTTGCGGATCAAAGGTAGCCAGACCTTGCCGCGGGAATATCACGCTGCGATCATTGCCTTGTCTGGCCACGTCCACGCCCAGTATGCGCGGTGCGAATTGATAGTCTTCCAGCCGGTAGTGACGACGGCTTGCCTCTTCGACCTCGGCCATCGATAGCAGGATGTTCTCAACGCCAGCTTCAAACGAACACAGGAACTCTTGCGCGAACGCTGCATCACTCATCGAGTCCTTGGCCGTCTGAATCTCATCCGGTGATAGCGCATCGGTTTCGTACACGGTCTTCAAGCACGTGAACCACTTGTCGTTCTGCTGCGCCTTGTAGAACACCTCGCTCAGAAGATTGGCGCCAGACGGTGTACCCATGAGCAGCGCACCGCCGCGTCGGTCAGTCAGCGCTGGCATGATGATCTCATGCCATACGCTTGGCTTGATGTCTTTCAACTCATCGAGCACAATGAAATCAAAGTAGCCACCACGCAGTGCTTCTGCATTGTCAGCACCATACAGCCGGATACGCGCACCGTTGTGCGGCATCTCGACCCATAACTCGGATTCNTTNTTNNNGATATTCGGGATCTTGCCTGCGTAGTTGACCAGCATCGCCCAGTGCGATCGCCTTGGATTGATTCAGATACGGTGCGAGATAGCCGAACCGTGGTGGCGCTGCATCGTTACGCGGTGCGCGTAGTGCCTTATCGATCAGCGTCATGATGGCCAGCACCGTCTTGCCTGCACGACGATGCAGCACCGCGACGTTCCAGCGCTTGAGCCCTAGGTGAAACTCGTTCTGCCACGCTCTAGGCCGGTAGCCTAGATCAATGACCTGATTGTTCGTTGTCATTCAATGGCAATCCAGTAAGCACAGTCAGGTTCATGCTGGCTTCGACTTTGGCATTCAAGTCTTTTGGTATGACCTTGCCAACAAGCGACATGAACGCTGTTGGATTGGTTTGAGCCTGTTCAAGCAAATAGTTTTCACCGCCAGCCTTCTCAAGCGCTGACAGGATCATGTCCTTGATCTCTTTGTTGAACTTGTTGACTGAGCCTTTCTTGCGACCCATTCCCGCTGCCGGTGGCATTTTGCGCTTTGGCTTATCAGCGGCGTCAGTAAACTTCACTAATTTATTGTCTTCCATGCTAGTAACCCTACAACGCTTTGACTTCAGTAACCGAACACTCAAACACATCGACCTCGACTTCCTTGAACTTCTCCGCTGTCTGGCAGCGCACGTTGTAATGACAGATGTCCCACGCGTACGACTTAGGAATCTCAAACTTGCGTGCGATCTCGCTGACTCGCATCCCCTCGTCGTACAGATCGCGTATGAGATCCACTTCGTGATTGGTGAGCTTGGCCCGCTGGTGATTCTCGCCAATGCGCATCCCTCGATCGTTGACTGCTACTAGCAACTTCTTCCGACGCCTGATGATCGCAACCATGGCCGCACCTACACGCAGTCAGTCACAAGTGATGCCATATCGCCAGCGTATTGCTCGATTCTCACCACCACGCGCCCATTTTTCTCCGGTGCTCGCCATTCGATCAACAGCTTCCGCACCAGCGAATCATCTTCCCAGACGCCCGCTTTGGTGATGCCATCGCTGATAACCTTCCAAGCATTTTCGAGATCTCGCTTGCGCTTATCCGGTGGATACAGCCAACACGTCACTTGAACATGCTCGGTGATATGAGCTTTGTTGTTACCTTGCAGAATCAGAAACGCTACATCCTCATAGTATTTCTTAGCAGCTCCGGTCAGGTAATGCTTGCCGCCTGAATGTTTCCACGCATGATTGCCTGTCACTGGCGGGTAAGGTAATTCTATGATCATCGACTCACTCATGCTGCTCTTCCCGCATGGCATCGTAGATCGCTAGGACGACGTTCTCGCCGTATTCTGTCTGCAACCCTGCAGCAACCCCTAGGCAAATCTCAAACGCCTCGTCACGGCCCTTCTTGTAGCCTTCCTGATAGGCCGCTGCTTCCTTAACACTCATCATATTCGTGATAACGGTAGTCATGGTCATTCCCTTTCACAGATTCAAACACATGCACGATCCAATACGCCAAGACAACCACAGGCGCCCATAGCGGCATCGTGATTATCCCCAACCAACGCTTGCAGATACTTTCCATCGTTCGCCCCTTTCAAAAACAACCAAAATAATCACGTGCTATGACTGCCACAAAAATCAACGTCAACATCACAGCCGTCATCACCTCTCCATAATTCATATCGATCTCCTTTCACCTGTCCAACTTTCCACCGGCCCAAACACCTTCCACCCTTTTATAGGGGTG